TAACTAATGGGGATTACCCTTAGCAGTGTCCGACAACAATTCACAACTGAGAGACCATTATGGAAAATGAACCGCAAAGCGAGCAAGACATTATGCTGTCTGTATGGAGAGAGGCTGGCCGCAGCCAGGAAGGAATTACCATTCCCTGTGAATCCGAAGCCAACGCACGAAGGCTGCGCTTTACCATGTACAACGCGCTGAAGCCTGTAAAAGCAGGGAAAATGCAGGCAGATAAGGCCTTGGTCTATGCGATGGCAAACTGCAGTCTGTCCTTCACCGACGACAAAAAGGGGCTGAATATTCACCCGAAGGTGTCAACGACACTGAATAAGGCACTGCTTGCCTCACTTGGTACGAAGCCGGTGCAGAAACTGGATGATCTACTCATGACGGAAATGTCCGAACGGTTGCAGACGATTGAGCCCGAGCCATCAAAGGCTATTGATACGCTTATGGGGGCTGCGGCTTCACAGGCATCGAAATACGGCGCACGGGGAGTCTAACATGCCAGCACTAACACCAAAGGCTTTGGCCGATTACCCTGATGACATCAGTCAACCCTGGAAACAGGCATTGGAAAGCCCTCGGAAGATTATTCTGGCTGCGGAAGGGGTGTCTATGCAGCGAGCGAAATACCTGCACGCACGGCTCAAGGCGGCTAGAGCTGGTCTGCAGGTATACTATGACAGGGATCATGAGTATCATCGGGCTTCGGTCAATAACCACTTGCACATCCGCAATGAGGCATATCCCGGCAACGCTGAGCTGCGCAATGTCAAGGTCTGGTATGAAGGGATGATTAAACGCCCTAGCGAGGAAGCGGCAGAATGGATGGCCGAACTCATTAGAAAACGACAAAGTGGTTTGATTTAGCTATTGACACCTGCGCACGCATCAGCGATTATCAATCAACCGACGGGCAATGAGGCATACCAGCAAGCACCTTAGCCCTACCGCGGTAACGTTAAATGCCTGCTAACATAATTGGAGTATTTGAAAATGGCAACCAAGCAAGAAACAACGATCGAAACGGTCACAATGCAAGACGGGCGCGTTGTGGAATTCGCAGGAAAACGCAAACTGCTTAAAGCAGCCAGTGTGTCGGCTGAAGGGAAAGTGTCGGTGATACTGGACTTCCGCAATGGACAAACCCGGACCTTTACAATCCCCGACACGTTGCTGGCGAAGTTCGCAGCCCACGGTGCGGAGCAGAAGCTGGGCGATGAGATCGCCGGGCTGGAGGATATTGAGGACTGCGTGTTGGCGACAGATGAGCTGATCGATCGCCTGTACAATGGCGAATGGGGAGTGAAGCGTGAAGCCAATGGCATGGCAGGAACCTCAGTTCTAGCCCGTGCGCTGGTCGAGCTGACTGGCAAGACCCGCGAGCAGATTAAGGACTTCCTGAGCAAGAAGACGCAAGCGGAGAAGGTGGCGTTGCGCAACTCCACGAAGATTAAGCCCATTGTTGAGCGTATCGAGGCGGAAAAGGCTGCGAAGGGAAGCAAGGTTGATACGGAAGCGCTGCTGGGCGAATTGGCCTAACAGCCAAGGGCATACGGATAGCCACAGTTTGGCAGAGAAATCTGCCACGAGTTAAAAACCTCAAGGTTCTGAAACCATAGTGAAAGCGCCACGAATCTGGGCTAGTCTCCGGGGTTCGTGGCGTTAGTACTTGCGCAATTAGTCTGATAGCTTGGTTGACACCCACGGATTACGGAACGATAATACATGGATGAAACGGCAACCCGCCGAATCATCTACGGAGACTACCACATGACAGCAATTGATGGCCCTGAAGACACACTCGATTCCGATGAAGACTTCCAGGAACTGGAAAGCCTAATCAACCCCAAGCCGGTTCCCGACGCCGATGACCCTGAGGAAGGTTCCGACGAACTCGAGGAACTACTCGCCGGAGCGATGGAAGAACGGAAGCTCGATGAGTACGCGAAGGCGGCTCGGACTAAGGCAAAGGGCGGTTACGGACTGTCCGCAGATGACCTGGAACGCATCCGGCAATGGGAACTGCGCAGGGAATGGATTGCGGTTTCCAACACAGCAATCTTCAAGCGTTATATCTGCGCCTGCGGCTACCACAGCACCATATTTGAAGGCTTGATGCTCGAGCAGCGGCATCGCAGTGACTCACATGCAAACCGCTGGACGGCGCAGGACGCAAGTGTGGCGAATCTCCCCAACAACACTGCCGTGCGGGTTAAGAAGATCCCCATGTGCCAGCGCTGTGCCTCCAGCAAGGGGTTCCCGATTTCCAGTGAAGTTATATGGGAGGTATGATGGAGCATTCAAAGCGTACCACTCTCTATCTCGTTGCACTACTTGCAATGTACACCCTAGCAAGCACCTCCGACTACCACGCAGCCAGGGAAAGGGAATGTGCAAACCGATCCACCACTGCCTGGGACATATCCTGGGACCAATCGACAGATACCTGTAAGAAGGAGCGAAGAGATGGGACGACCACTCAAAACCGATAGACCTCGGGAGAAGAATATTAGCTTGCCAGGTAGTCTTGCCATGCGGGTTGATCTGGAACTATTCTCCGCGCTGGAAGGGAAAGTCCCTTTCGGTGCGTGGCAACGGTACATTGTGCAACTGATTGAAGCCGATCTGGCGAGGAAGGAGAAACATCATGAAGCAACTAATAAAGCTTAGTGCAATTGCCCTTGCGGTAAGTATGCTGGCGGATTGTGGTGGGCAAGTTGAGGCGAAGCCGCTTAACATCTGCCTGCAACCCTGCGACCACATAGTGGCGATGAAGAGCTGTGGCAGCACGATCCGGTCAATCGGACAGGAAACAAGCGTAGCGACATTTGTTGCAAAGCAGATGCAGAGCACAAACAACGTCATGGCCTGGCTCGGCCGGGACCGGGCTTGGAAGATAGCGGACTTCACAACAATTCTGGTTACACCGTAACTAAGGAGAGTGATTATGAATTGCAAACAAGGGGATTTGGCAATTATCAGTAAGGGCCCATTGAGGGGCATGCCTGTTACCGTGGGGCAACCTTACATAAACAGGAATGGAAATTCAGCTTGGTACGTCTCTCCAAAACTTCAAGGTTTCAAGGGGGTTGCCGATCACTGCCTTGACCCGATCAAACCACCACAGAAACAAGTTACATCAACCCAAGAGATTCGGGAGCAGGGGCATGTGCGATGAAATCGACCAACTTACCGACAGTGCCGCAGCGGAAGCTGAATTTGCTGCGCGAGTCCGTGCGATTGAAGAAGGCTGGCGCCTTACCCGAGCTCCAGCACTACTTTGCAGTGACTGTGAGGAGCCGCTTTCGGAACTTCGCCAGAGTATGCGCTGCTCGCGTTGCGTGGGGTGTCAAGCGGGTTATGAACAAAAGCGGAAGCTATTTGGAAAGGGACTGATGCGATAAGTACAAAAGATGAAGCCATCAAATAAGGGGAATTAACATGCTGATTGATGATGGGATTAAGAGTAGGTCTAAGGCCGCTTGGAGTAGTGTACTGGTAGTCCAGTTCACTGCAGAAATTCCATTCGCCTGAGCCATAGACGACGCTTCGCTCAGCGGCGTCGGGTTGGTCAACCTGTTAGCCAGCACAGGCATAAATGCTGGCAAATGAAACTTTATAGGATAAACCCATGAAAACACTACACAACTCCGACGTTTCTGGCGCACGCACAAACGTACCAGACATAAAGGTGGTTGGGAATGGCGACTCATTCCGTCTGCTGTGCAAAGCCTCTTCGCAGAATGAAGGCTGGATGAAAAGCAGCAAGGCAATGGAAGTCCCCGGTGGGTGTGTTGTGCAAGTGACTACGCAGCAGAAAAACGAGGACGGCAGCTATGCGGTAGCTGAGGCGCTTACGTTCGTCCCCGGAGTCAAGATTGCCGATGATGAAAACAACGGGCGCAAGCTAGTAGCAGCCTGACTTGGTGACGGACTATGCGGAACACGCAAAGAAAGATGCAGAGCGAGCCGCCCGCAATGCGGTTTAACGCAGAAATAACCGCCCGCTAGGTGCGGGTTGATTGCCCGGTTATCGGGCTGGAACAAATGAAGGAGAGCAAGCATGACGATTACCAAAACAGCAATCGGGAACTACCTACGCAAGCAACCCAATGGTGACGTTGGAACGTACCGCAACG